TATCACAACGAAGTTTTACAAATCCGAAGGATTTATCACAACGAAGTTTTACAAATCCGAAGGATTTATCACAACGAAGTTTTACAAATCCGAAGGATTTATCACAACGAAGTTTTACAAATCTCGTTCAGTGGGTGGAAGATAGTTGATATTTAAAATATCGAACAGTTCTTTCTCTGATGTCAGAGTTGTAACCTCACCTGTTTTAGTGTTTGTCAAACCGTACTCATTGAGAGACAAACCCAATGAGTTCGCCTTCTGTCTAATAAGAACGTTGAAGTTCTTAGAACCAGTAAAGTACAGAATCGCTGCATAGTACTCTTCAATATTGAAGCATCTTATATCGATCCTTCTATTACGGTTGCTCTTGTTAGATGTATCAACATTGATAACACCCATATACTTCTTATCCCCATTAGTCGTCAGATCGTCAACGATGTGACCACTTGCTTTAAGTTCAGCAACAATCTTCTGAAGATACCCATTCTCATGAATATCCGATTCCGCTTTTGCATTTGGGTCAGTGAAGATAACGTCAACGTCACCACTATCCTTCAATCCACGGCGATATGAGCCACAAATTTCAAAAGTCAACTTCTTGTTCACTTTCTTAACAGCTTTTGCAAACAGTTTCTTAATAATATCGATCTCTGTTCTTGGGATACGATGTTGGAAATCACCATAATAGCGAAGTCCTACATCTATGTGATGTGTTGTTGTTATTTCACCGGCATCCCTAGCCTTGATAATATCCTGAATGGATGTGTATCCAGCTTTGACCCACTTTTCAGCTCTAACATTACCAACACCTGTAATACTCTTAAATCTATCCAGAAGTTCAACGTCAATGTTTGCATCCTCTGTGGAAATATCGGCAAGAGTTCCTGTTGCAAGAATCTCATCAATTCTTGTAATCATACCCTTTCCAATACCTTTCAGATGTGCAACGTCGTTGCCTTCTTTAATTGTTTCAGAATAATCCTTGAGAATACCGATTGCCTTTTGCAAAGCGATTGCTTTCCACTTTTTGGATTTATCCTTACGGTAAGCGTTAAGTTCTTTTGATAGAGAGTCTATAATAGTCTTATTAATCATGAACTGTTTTACTTTTTACAGGGGGTGACAAATTAAAAATCAACTTTTTTTCAAAACATTTCTCACCATATTGTAGTAATGAAGGTCAAGAACAAGAAACTCACGAAAATCTTCACTGATATTAAAAAAGCTTACAAAAAGATCGATGTTCAACTTGATGACATTCAATTTGTAAGGGCAAATGAGTTTGAAATGATCAATCAACTCCACAAAAACCGATTCTTTCCAGATGAGATTATAGAGCATATTCAAGAAAAACTCATATACTGTTTTGTTATAAAATTTATGAACACAACCATAAACTTCTTCACAGATAAACATATGAATAGGATAGTTAACAATATTGATCCAACAGTTGGTATAATAAACACAATATGTAGATTGGTATTTCTTGTGAGAACTTTGATGAAGAACAGTAATCATTTGGAATTGAACTATTTCGATTGTCCCCACAAGAAGGTGTTTCCAAAGCATAGAGGAGAGATGTTAAATGAGGGGAATTGTAATAGTGGATCTAGTTATGTTGGTAACTATCAGATGTATGTCTATAGGAGAGAGGAGTATAAGAGAGTTGTTATACATGAGTTGATTCACTCTTTTCTGGGTGATTACCATCTCATAGAAGATGAGTTCAATTTGAAATTGCAAAAATATTTCTGTTTGGATGATTTGGAGAATATCAATATAAATGAGACATACACAGAGACATTCGCAACTGTTATAAACATGGTGTTCACAGTATTGGAGAGAGGTGATGGTGTAAGAGATTTGGGCAAATATTTTGATAATGAGTTTAAGCATTCCGTGAAAGTGTTGGTGTCAATATTGAGACATTACAGATACACAAGTATTGAGCAGTTGGTCAGACAGAAGAAGGGCGATTGCAAAATTCTGCAACAGGGGACAAGTGTTTTCAATTACTATGTTATGAAACCGTTTATGTTGGCAAACTTGGATGGTTTATTGTCACTCAATAATAAGTGTTCAAAGGATATGATATATTTCGGGGATGTTGGATGTTTGAAGGCATTTTACGATTTGATTATTAAGAGTTTTAATAATAAGGAGTTGAAAGAGTATATCGATAAGGCATTAACGTTGGGTAGAATGAAGACAAACAAGTTGGTTATGGTTTTTTATGAAAAATAAAAAAAAATGATATTTTTGAAATATATTTAAATGTTATTCATTGTATAATAACCAATACAATGGGAATTAAATCGCTAAGTACTATACTGAATCAATACTCTAAAAATGGTATTAAATATGTTACATTGGACAATTTTAAAGGAAAAGTTGTATCCATTGATACCAGTATATATCTTTACAAGTTCATCTATAACAATTCCGATTATTTAGAAGGATTTACCAGACAACTATTGAGATTATTGAAGAATGGTATTATACCTCTATATGTTTTTGATGGGAAGCCTCCTGAAGAGAAGAAGGATATTCTCAATGGTCGTAAAGAGAGGAAGGAGTTTTTAGTTGAGAAGAAGAAGGTTATTGAGAATATTTTGAATGGAAAGACTGATTGTAGTGAGGAACAAAAGGATACTTTGAAAACATATGAGAAAGAATTGGATGGAAAGAGTGAAGAGGAGTTGAAGTCAGAAATGCAGAAATTGAAGAAGAAGATTATTTACATTAAGGATAAGGATATTGAGAATTGTAAAAAGCTTTTCGATCTCTTTGGAGTACCACATTTGACTGCTGATGGAGAGGCTGAGACGTTTTGTGCGGTTCTTTCGAGACATGGATATGTTAAAGGATGTATTACGGAGGATACTGACTATTTGGCATCAGGTGGAGATAACTTCATGAGAGGATTCAATTCGAACAGCAATAGTGTTACTCTGTATAAGATTAAGGATATTCTTGGTGAAATGGATGTTACATATGATCAGTTTATTGACATATGTATTCTGTGTGGTTGTGATTATACAACAAAAATTACGGGTATTGGAGCAATAAAGGCTTATAAGTTTATCAAGAAACATGGTACAATTGAACAAATTATTGAGAGTTTGAAGACTAACTCATCATATAAGGTTCAACCAAACTTTAATTATTGTAATGCACGATGTTTATTGAAATGTGAGAACACTTTCGATATGAGTGGTATCGACGTAAGTAAGTTTGTGGTTAAGAAAACAAGCATTGATGATTTAGTCAACTATCTTAAGGAAAATTCACCGAGACTGAAACCGAAGTTTTATACAGAAATTCAGAAGAAACTTGATACTTACAAAGATGGATGTCAAACTTTAGATAATTCTGCTAACAGTAAGCGTAAACAGAAGACAATAACAAGTTTCTTTGAGAAGAGGAAGTACTTTATAACTGATGAAATTAATTAACGAGATGTAGTTGTATATTCTCTCTTAAATTATTGAAAGTCAGCTCTTTATCTTTAAAAATATTTTCAAGTTGTTCATCCAAGTTTATAACCATTCTATTATCTTTATTTTGTAAATCGTTATCCTTAATGTATGCTATTATTTTCTGTGTCGCATCGATTAAGGATATCTTTTCATCTTCTCCGAGGTTGAGGAACTCTGCAACTTCTGGCGTGACCTCTTTTGGTTCTGTCAAGTGGCAAAGTTCAGGTTCTTTTGTTGCCTTTTTAGATTTTCTAGGTTTCTTTGTAGATGAGGCAATACACTTCTTAGCACATTTTTCCAACTGTTTCACCTTCGTTTTAAGTTCTCTAAGTTCACTTTGCATAGAACCTATTTTGTCAAGTATAGTTTCAACTAGATCATCTATTTTTTCCATAATAGTATAGTTTTGGGGATTAATTTTAAGATGCTTTTTTACGCAAAAAAGTTCTAAGTATATATTAGTTTATGACCGATAAATGTCCTAATATTGAGGAGGCTATAGATTACTGGTACTCATTATCGAACGTTCCAATTACGGCAAATATGAGTAATATAGAACAACTGAAACAACAAGTTTCCAATCTTGTTCCACAAAAGTTTTCACTTGTTTGGCTTATCAATTTATTTTACAAGATAATCAAAATAAAATCAGGTGTAGGAAAAAACGGTGCTATCGAGTTATCAGAGTTAGGTCCTGATTCCAAACATGTTAATATGACCCAAAAATATGTCACACCAAATGACAAGACTAATATTTACAATATGTTCAATGCCCTAAAATATTACAATCCAGTAATATTCATTATTTTCACAATACTCGTTATTACAGATTGTGAACCAATTTGGAAGATTGGTGATAGTGTTGTTGTAAAAAACATACCGACTAGTTACAATTTCTTATACATGATTCTATTTGCTGTTGTTATGGGTATAATTGTTTACAAGTTTTTCAAACAGTTCTCGTGTTTTAGTGGATTGATGAACTCCATCAAATCAAACGGCATCAAAAGTCATTATGTAATGTCATTCATAATTGTTATATGTTTTGTTGTACTGTTCATTTTTGTTATTCCATCGATTATTGATCCAATAGTGGATGTTATTGGCGGAGATGACGATTCTTCATCAACAACGGGACTCTCAAAGAGTTGGATAAAGAAATTGATAGTTTACGGATTGTTCTTCATAGGATCTATAATATTGGTTCTCGTAACAGCGGGTGCTTATAAAAAGAGAATTTTCGGTTCTAGTGGATCTATAATGAATCTTGATTCTCAATTCTATTCGATCACAACATCCATTGGAACTCTTTTCTACGTAATATTCTCACTCCTATTAATTACTGGAATTGTGACATATGTTTTCAATGGTTTAGGTTCATTTATTGTTGCTTGTATGCTTGCAGGAGTATATTTCTGTTACATTGTTGTTATATATGTGATGGTATACAGTGTTATAGAAGGACCACAGTACAATAAGATTTTAGCATTCAGTTTGATACTACTCATTGTTATGACTATTGCTGGTCTATATGTTATGTATGAAGTTGTTAACACTATGGAGAATTCATGTAAAGATTCGGATACAACGAATATAACTATGTTCTCATTGTTTGCAAATCTTGTTCTACCAATGGTTCTGTTTGCATTGTTCCTGTATTTATATGGTATGATCTATACTGACCAAAATTGGTTGACAAATAAAGGTAAATTCTACACTTTTTATAGTATATACACAATTATTATAGTGATCAGTTGGTTCAGTAGTAACATATCAGTTGGAACAATATACACTATTTTGTGGATAGTTTTGACAATCATTCAATGGAAATGGGTGAAGAAGTGGGGGTCAGCTATAAAGTATGAATTGGCATCTGCTGGAAAAGATGTTAAGAGAATGGTGAAGAATGTTGAGAAGAATGTGAATAAGATTTAATTTATAATTTTTCTATTTATACAGAAGCCTCTTCTACGTTTTGTGTTCTTCTGCTATTACGTGCTTTCAACTCTTTGAGTTCACGTTCTGTATTGTAAAGTTTAATACACGTTGAACGTGTCCACTCCACTAGACCCCAAATGATTAGAACCAATGATGTAACAGAAAAAACAGTTGTCGATTCAATCAACAGATTGCGAACCACAATATTTTCACCAACGTCAATCCAATCACTGGAGTGATTGTGGATGTGATTGTCAACAAAGTATGACAACAAAACCAACGACCAAAATCTCAAACACATATTTACAATAAACGATGTTATTGTTTGTATATTGTAACCATTTTTTTTGTTTGAAAAGAGGAGAAATGATGCGAAACTTGCACCAGAAAGTGCTATAAACAAAAGATTCGCCATAACTTGATGAAACTCTTCATGAACAACATGTTCAAAATCACCTATAGATAAGAGTGTAACATATGTTCCCGCTTCCAAAATAAGAAATAGTGAACACATAAAATAGAAACACGTTATCCATGACTTACAACAAAAACACATTGTAACCGCTCCACAATTTGTTTCATATTTTTCATGTAAATTATCACTAATACTAAAAATACTATCAGACATGTTCAAATAAATGAATATGCATCATACCAAAAAAAAAAATCATTTTTTTTGTGAAAAATGATGCAAAAAATGTGTAGATTCTTCATGTTTTATTGTAATTGTGACTGGAAAGAAATCACTGGAAAAAAAAGTCAGAGAACTCCGCCGACGCATCTCTAGGATCAAAGCCAAGATTCAGCGTATGGAGATAAAGCTTGGACGACAATTCGGTATCGTTACCATTGTGACAATCAACTTCAAGGAAGGTAGGATAGATGATGTAAGTACATATACAATAATTCTCAATAATTTGGTTATCGCACAGGAGTATGCAATGAAAGTATTCATCAGACAGAAGAATAAGTACAACGCTATCAGGCTTGAAGATGATGAATGCATATTCAGACTCCAAATTGGTGAGAACAAGGTTATGAAAATTTATGTGGACGAACGCGAAATCAATTCCAATTCAAAAACTCGAAGGAATCTATTGGGTGAACCAATCGATACCTTTGTGGATGAGACAGATGGTGACTTAGATGACGAAGAGTATTCTTAATTTTTATTTTTATAAATTTTAATAATAGGATGTAGGTTGTACAGGGATTACAAAATTGATTTTATAAATTTCATGGTATTACTCATATATGGATCAAGTATGAGTAATAACTTAGTTGGGGCAGACAAAAGTGCTGATTTTAGTAAATGGTATACAAATTTGATAACTCGTACAGAATTGATCGATTACTATGACGTTTCCGGTTGTTATATTCTTCTTCCTGATGCATGTGCAATTTGGGAAGAGATTAAACAATATATTGATGCAAAATTGAAAGGAATGGGTGTTAAAAATGTCTATTTTCCTCTTTTTGTATCTGAGAAAGCTCTACATGTAGAGAAGGATCACATTGAAGGATTCGAACCAGAAGTAGCATGGGTTACACGATCTGGTAGAAAGGATCTCAAGAAACCGATTGCCATCAGACCAACATCTGAAACGATCATATATCCATACTTCGCAAAAAGGATCAAATCTATTGCTGATCTTCCCATGAAATTCAATCAATGGACAAATGTGGTACGTTGGGAATTTAAACATCCAACACCTTTCTTGAGAACTAGGGAATTCCTCTGGCAAGAGGGTCACACAGTATATGCTAACAAAGCTGATGCAGAGAAGGAGGTACATGATATTATTGATCTGTACAGATCGGTTTATGAAGATATCTTAGCTGTACCTGTTATTGTTGGTAGGAAATCTGAGAAAGAGAAGTTCGCCGGTGCGGAGTATACTATGACAGTTGAAGCTCACATTCCAGGAGCTGGTAAAGCTATTCAAGGAGCAACCAGTCACTTTTTAGGACAGAACTTTGCGAAGATGTGTAATATCAGATATGAGGGTGAGAAACAACAAGGTGTAAATCGTGAAGAGGAGCTTGTACTCCGAGCCAAGATGAAATCGCTAGTTGCGGAGATGAAAACTCTTCAGGCTGAAATGAAGGAGCTGAAGAAGGCTGGTGGATCGGCTGAGGACCGTAGAGCTCTGGCTGGAGAAATTTCTGAGAGGAGAACTGAAGTGGAAGAGATTAAAGCGACATTGAATTTAGTGTCAAAAATGTATCTTCCATATCAGAACTCTTGGGGATTGACCACGAGAACTATCGGAGTTGCTATTATGGTGCATTCTGATAATATGGGATTGGTTCTTCCACCTAAGATCGCACCTACACAGGTTGTTATTGTTAATATTCCATGTGCAGACAAACTGACTACTGAACTGATGGAGATTTCATCGTATACCATGATGAACAATTTCGAAAATGCCGGTATTCGAGCTTATTACGATAATCGAACGGATAAAACACCTGGGTCAAAATTCAATCATTATGAGTTGAAAGGTGTTCCCATCAGGATTGAGATTGGTGCGAAAGAGATTGAATCTCAATCAGCCAAGATCGTGTGTCGTTTCGATGGATCAAAACATTACATACCTTTCAAGAACATTGCAACATCTATTGGAAAGACTTTGAATATTATTCAGAGTGAAATGTTGAAGAAAGCTTCCGTATCTGTTGAAGTAACAGAAGATTGGGACAGATTCGTGGAGATTGTGAACGAAGGAAAGATGGCTAAAGTTCCATGGTGCGAATCTGTTGATAGTGAAGAGGATGTCATTAAGAAAGTACCAGGAATCAAGACTCTGTGTATTGTACCTGACCAGATGGTAAAAAATTACAAATGCTTTACAGGGAGTGGTGATAATGCAACTTGTTGGTGTGTATGGGGAAAAAGCTTTTGAAAAAAATATTTTTTTTTCATGATATAAAAAATTTTATCAATATATGTAAGGAATAGTATAGGGTTGTTAACAACATCCTTTACTTAAAAATTTATCAATATATTATAAATACCATGAGTAGAGAGAAATCTGATAAAACACATGAAGAGGTAATAGCCGATTTCAAATTATTACGATCGGTTGGTGAAGAGATAATTGATGAAGAAGATCTCCTTGCCCTATTGAAGAATAAGAGTAATCCAGTTGTTTACGATGGATTTGAACCATCAGGTAGAATGCATATTGCCCAAGGTTTGTTGCGTGCGATAAATGTGAACAAGTTTTTGGAAGCAGGTTGTAAATTTAAGTTTTGGGTTGCTGATTGGTTTGCCCTTCTTAATCACAAACTAGACGGAAATCTCAAGAAGATTCGTCGTGCAGGTGAGCTTATGATTGAGACATGGAAAGCCTGTGGAATGGATGTTGAAAATCCGAATTTGGAGTTTCTGTGGTCATCTGATGAGATTAACAAAGAGCCGTACAAGTACTGGTCAATTGTTATCGATATTTCCACAAAGTTCAATCTAAACAGAATTCGAAAGTGTACTCAGATAATGGGTAGAGAGGATAGTGATGAGTTGGCGACATCTCAAATATTCTACCCTGTTATGCAAGCAGCAGATGTTTTCTTCTTGAAAGTGGATATCTGTTCGTTGGGTAAAGATCAACGTAAAGTGAATATGCTCTGTAGAGAGTATTGTGATAAGATCAATAAGAGGATGAAACCGATTATTATTTCACATCATATGTTGATGGGATTGGATGGTTCATCTAAGATGTCCAAATCAAATCCAGACAATGCTATCTTTATGGATGATTCAGAGAGTGAGGTCAATAGAAAGATCAAGAAGGCATACTGTAAACCAGGAGATATTGACACTAATCCTATATTGGAATATGTTCAATACATCATTTTCGAAGTTGATGATGAGTTTGTGATTGAGCGAAGTGAAGAATATGGTGGCAATTTGACATACACAGATTACGAGGAAGTTATTTACGATTTTGAACAGGAGAAGTTACATCCAGCTGATCTGAAGAAGGCTGTTATTAAATGTATTAACAGATATTTGACACCTGTCAGAGCTTACTTTAAGAAGAATGAGGAGGCTAACAAACTTTTGAAAACAATCAAGAGTTTCAAACCTAAGAAACAGAAGAATAAGAAGTAATCTAGGATATAGCTACTAACAGTGTTTATTATAAAAATATTATTATTTGTGGAAAATAATAATATTTAACGCTTCAGCCCGGACTCGAACCATGAAACTCCCCAGTGACGGTGGGGAATGATAACCCCTTTCACTACTAAAGCGTGAAGTATTTTATGAAAAAATTGATTTATTTGTGATATGTTTTATTAAAGTGATGGTGTATCATGGAGAGTATAATGACAGAGACAACAAATTTGATATTTCCGATTGACGAAAAAGAATATCTCAGATTCACTTTGGATGCTCTACGCGAATATGGTGTTATTGTTCACAATTATTGTCAAAAGGTTCTTGTAATAAGTCCAGAAAGACAACAAATTTATTGCGTAGCACACGTAACATATGATGGTATAACAGGATTTGTACTGTTTCTTTTACATAC